TAGTCTTGTGCTATCTGATCTGCTTCTCTTGCCATTTTATTCTTCCTTCTTTTCTATATTGATATTACCTGATATTGATATTCTCTGTCCATCATTCTCATAGAACGGAAAGACTTGGTGGAGCATTTGCGAGGGAAACATAACCATATAACCTTCTGCTTCTTTCTCCATATTATACGCAAATGTAGATACTTTACCTAGTGTATTTGTATAGCTAAATGCAAAGTTAGATATGTGATTATCTGCATTTGACTCAGCGCATACAGGTAGCTTGCGCTGTTCTGCAAAGGATGTAGGTATCTGCATCCATATTACAAAACTGTAGACTCCACCGTGATCATGTGGTGGGTTAAACTCGTGCTTCTTCTGGAAGTTTACCCAGAGACTTTCTAAGTTAAACCCTTCACCTTCCTTCATAACGGCTCGCCAAGGTGGGCCATACGCCTCTATGTGGCTGTTCATAAACTTAGGAATTAACTCACCGACAAACTCTTCTAGTAGTGGTGATCCACCATCAAGGCGTATTGATGAGCTGATGTTACCTGCAAGTTCAGGCTTCATGTCTTCTGGCTTCTCTCTTGCCTCGTTAATGACAGTCCATAGGTTAGCCACAACATCCTCTGGGAGTTGTCCTTCAACAACCCCTACGTTAGGAAAGTGGCGTGGCATTAGTTCCATGCTTAACCTTCTAGTGTTGCGATGCGAGCGAGTGCTGCATCTAATGCTGTTGATAATTCTTGTACTGCTTTTACCATAATTGGCATAAGAGCAGCATCTCCTAAACGCTGTCTTCCATCTGTAGGATCAGCAGACCACATATTAAATCCATCTTTTATTTCAGAATGATTATCTATTGCTGCTTTAACTTCTTGAGCAATAAACCCGTGATTTGTTTCACCTTGGCTTTGCATTACTCTATCGTTTGAATCTGCTACATAGGCTTTGTGATCTGATGGAACATCTTTTTCTTTTTTCCATTTAAAGGTAACAGGACGTAAATCTTTTATAAAGGAAAGACCTGCCGTTGAATCTGCTATATCTTCTTTGTATCTTTCATCTGACGGAGCAGTAATGCTTGTAGCACCAAAGGCTATGTTGCTGTCTGTAGCACCAAACCCAAACGTAAAGTTATTTGCTGCTTGAGATGTTACACCTGATCCTAAAACAATAACTTGTGCAGTATCTACTGCTGCTAAATCAGAATTGTAACCAACTATAACATTATTTGCGGCTGTTGTACCACTATCACCAGCTAGGCCACCAACTAAGACGTTACGCAGACCTGTAGTTACAGATAATCCTGCTTGAAATCCCAAAGCGGTATTAAAGGTATCTGTAGCAGTTGTGAAGTTTTGTGTGCCTAAAGCACCAACACCTAAAGCTGTACTTTTACCTCCTAGTGTATCAGTAGTAAGAGAATCCATACCTATAGCTACGTTAAAGTCTGCGTCAGTTAGAGCATCTCCTGCACGACCACCAACGATGGTATTAGATATGCCTGTGGTTACTGCATTACCTGCTGAATATCCTACTGCTGTGTTGTAAGTCTCAGTAGCAGTTGTAAAGTTTTGGCTTCCTAGAGCCTCATAACCTATCGCAACGCTTCTCCTTCCAAGGGTATCACCACTTAGCGCAGCATATCCAAGCGTGGTATTGTATTCCCCTGTAGTAAGAGCATCACCAGATAAGCCACCGACAAGGGTGTTGCGAGTGCCTGTGGTTAGGTTTTGACCTGCTACTGCACCCACTGCTGTATTAAAAGTATTTGTAGCAGTCGTAAAGTTTTGTGTAGCTAAAGCAGATGCCCCAATAGCCACACTTAAAGATCCTTTTGTGTCTGTCGTTAAAGCACCATAACCCATAACAACATTAGAATCAGCATCTGTAAGTGCATCTCCAGCTAATCCACCAATGAGCGTGTTCTGTACGCCTGAGGTTACTGCTGTACCTGCTAGATAACCTACTGCTGTATTATACATATCAGTATCATTTGTAGTGTTTGAAGAGTTAAGTGCGCCATGCCCTATAGCTGTACTAAAGTTACCTCTTGTATCAGAGCCTAACGCTGCTGTTCCTACTGCTACGTTTTTATCTCCATCTGTAAGTGCATCACCTGCAGTACCACCAATAAGAACATTTTCAATACCTGTGGTTATATCGTTACCAGCTTGATAGCCGACTGCTGTGTTATAAGAATCTGCTCCTGCATTTAATGTTTGTAATGATTGATAACCAATAGCAGTGTTAGTACCATTTGCATCTTCAGTAGCTAAAGCCTGATAGCCTACAGCCACATTCCCATCACCAGTCGTCAAAGCAGTACCAGCTTCGTCACCCACAGCTACGTTGTAGTTACCGCCAGATGCTATTGAGTTACCTGCGTTGACACCTGCTCTAAAGTTAGATGTACCTGCTGAAGCAGTAATAATATCTGCACCATCTGCAAAGGTAACGTCTGCTGCAAAGTTAACTGCACCATCTACATCCACCACGTCTAGGTTAGTTGTGCCATCTACATCAAGATCGCCATTAAAGTCTGCATTACCAGCGAGTGTTAACGTAGAAGCCATATCTACAGCACCATCAATGTCTACAACATCAAGGTTGGCTGTGCCGTCAACATCTAGGTCTGTGCCAACGTACAACTTTTTAGCTATACTTGCACCACCCTCAGTTCGTAAAGCTCCTGTATCACCTGTAGCATCACTGGAGTCTGTGGTATCAGTTATATCAACGACACCTCCGACTGTTAACGTAGAAGCCATATCTACAGCACCATCAATGTCCACGACATCTAGGTTAGTTGTACCGTCTACATCTATGTTACCTGAGATGTCTAGTGAGGCAAATGTACCTACACCACCTGTTACATTACCAATTGTACCACTAAATACTTCAGAACTATTTGTTGCAGCAGTTAAGAATGTAAATGCAGATGCACTGTCATCATAACCAAAGAAACCTATTCTTGCAGAGGAACCATCGTGGTATCTAAACTCAATACCTCTATCTTTATTATCATCAGAGCCTGGAGCAGTATCTCCACCTAAAGTTATAATAGGATCATCAACAGTCATAGTTGTACTGTTTACAGTTGTAGTTGTACCATTAACTGTTAAATTACCTGTTACAACTAAGTTATCACCAATAGTAGTCTCAGATGTACCATGTCCTATAGTAATTGCTGTTCCTGATATACCTGTACCGATAGATACAGACTCACTACTATTTGCTGTGTCTACAATAAGGTATGCGTCTGAGCCTTGTTTAATTGTAAGAGCAGTAGCAGAGTTGTCAGTAACTGCAATATTAATATCTGTTCCATCTGCACTAATAGAGTCAAGAGCAATATCTCCTACATTAGTTATATCTGCATCTCCAAAAGAAGTAGCAGCTAAAGTAGTAGATCCTGTTACAGTCAAGTTATCATTTACTGTAGTTTCAGAAGTAGTGTGACCAATAGATACAGGTACACCAGAGGTTGCAGTACCAATAGTAATACCATTTGATGTATTTGAATTGTCAATATTTAATGTAGATGTACTGTCTAATGATATGTTAGATCCATCAACTACAAGTGTACCATCTATATCTGTATTATCTAAGTTAGTAGTACCGTCTACGTCTAAGTCACCATTAAAGTCTACATTTCCAGCGACTGCTAAAGTTGTAGCCATGTCAACTGCACCATCAATATCAACTACATCAAGATTAGTAGTACCATCCACATCAATATCACCAGATATATCTAGTGCTGTACCAATAAGTGTTTGTGTAAGTGTAACTTGTCCATTTGAAGCAATAGCAATAGCGTCTGTATCAGAAGCAGAACCAATGTTTCCACTATCAGGTATAACTATGTTACCACCTGTAGTCATTAAGCCACCACCAGTGTATGTACCACTTACATCTAAGTTAGCATTAGCATCTACAAGTGTAGCGTTAAGCTCAATCTCATCTGTAGCATTAATATCTAATACTGTAGCACTAGGAGCATTAATAGACTGTGATGCATCATTAAACTGTAATGCCATTGTACCATTAAGTAACAATCCTGTATCTGCTACATGGGTAAGTGTAACATCATTATCTGCACCAAAACCTAAGACAGCAGCATCGCTATCTAGTTTTAAATCATTGCTTACAAGCACGGCTGTAGACGCATTTATATCTACAGTAGGTGCTGTTATTTCTAACTCTGTGTCAGCATCAATATCCATCTGACCATCAGTACTAGAGTTAATTGTAAGAGCAGTATCACGGAACTGAACTTTTTTTGCTGCACTCATTAAAATGTTTTGACTTGCATCTACGGTAAAAGATGTAGTACCACCTGTTGCTACAGTAATAACATCTGAACCACTAAATGTAATACTAGTGTTTGTGTCTGAATCACCTGATATACTATCAAGTTGTATATTACCTGCGTTAGTAAAGTTAGAATCACTAAGATCAAATGTACCAGTAACATCTAAGTTACCACCTACGGACAAATTACCAGAAACATCTACTGCACCATTTATATCTACTGTAGTAGCTGCTATCTGTATTTCGGTGTCAGCTACAAGATCAAGCTGTCCATCTGCTGAAGAGTTAATATATATTGCTGTATCACGGAACTGTATTTTTTCTGTAGAAGCTACGAGTATGTCATCAGAAAACTCAAAGTAATCTTCGTCTTCCATCCACTTAAGCACACCATCATTTGACTCACCATCAAATGTTACTGTTATATCTGTACCTGCTGTAGCATCACCAATAGTAATAGAAGTACCTAACAGTTTAGTTATTGGGCCACCTTCAGCAGTTGTACCATCGTGTGTGTGTCCTGTAGATGCAGCAAATGCAGCTAACAACTGATCAAATTCGTTGTTAGTATCTGCTGCTGTAATTACATCTCCGTCAGTATAAGAGGACTGTCTTGTATATGTAGCACCCATTTATCTTCTAGCTCCTATTTGATATTCTAATTGAAATCCTTTAAGAGAATAAGGAGCAGTTAAACCCCCATCATTTACTCTTAAAGCTATTGTAAACCCTGACCCTTCTACTGATTGTCTTACAGAAGGTTGTGTTGTACCACCATAGGTACTTGTTGATCCATATGTAGCAACTCCGTATTGAGCAGCTACTTTTGTAGAATCTAAAGGATATGCAGCAGGTCTAGCAGACTCTGCTGATTCTTGATCATACCTTAAAAATAAATCTGCGTCAATAGCAGATTCAGGTTTGTAGTTAATTATAACTCTTTGCATGTGTTTTCTGATACCTAAGTCGTTAAAACCTAAGTCAGGACTTCTATATTTACCAAATATAACAGTACCATCAAAGTCATTACCTACTTCTTGTCTATTTACATATCCAGTATAGTCTCCGTGTAATATTAGTACATCACCTGTGTCTATTGTTGTATCTGTACTAGAAGGTTTTAAGCCTCTAATTTCAGAAAACTCATAACCTTCACTTTTTCGTACACATATAACGCCTTTAGTTAATGATGGTGCCTGACCCTCTTTAGCAAAAAATAATCTGTATTGTGTTTTTTCTGGTATAACAACACTTTCAAAGACTGCAGCATCATCTATTTGTTCATCAAATAAAGGCTGTACATTTTTGCTTATTGTACCAAGCTCAACGTCACCAATTTTAGCTGTACCTGCAACAGTTCTTAAACCATCTGGGCCAAGAAAAATTAAATCACCTGCAAGTTCTTGTATAGTATTTCCATTAATACAACCAATGTTACGAGTAACAGGAGACATTGCAAAGTTTGAAGAAGACGTACCTGATAGTTTAAATATTCTATTTTCACAAAATATAAATAAATCTTCACGGAATGTTTTAATTCCTACAATAGTATCATCTACTTTAATACTACCTGCACCCTGACCACTCTGAAAGTCATCTTCATTAAAGGGTGCGCTAAATACTAATTCTTCTGGCGTACTAGACATACCTGAATAAAACATATGTCCTTTAAATGCAGTTACGTGTTTTGCACCTGCAACACTGCTTTCGCTAACATCAGTAGCTGACAAAGAAGTATTAAAAACTGTAGGTGCATTAGTTTGATCAACTACAATTATTTTATCGTTACCATCAAAGTTAAACTTTTCAAAAGAATACTTTGCTGCATTTGTTCTTCCTGTATCTCTTACAGTCCAACTTTCTGAAACTATGTCTTTTACTGCATGAGCTGCTGCTGTAGTAGATGATGTAGCACGAGTTACACCCGTAAAGGTAGAAGAAGTTATACCTGTATATGTAAATATTTCACTGTTTATCTGTAACGTACCACTTGAAGTAAATCCAGAAGTACTAAAAACATTAATTGTTCCAGAGCCTGACATAGAAGTATCTGCAGTTATAGCAATAGTTATAGTAGTTGATGCAGAACTCCATATTTTTTCACCTCTAGCTGCTATTACTTTATCAGCAAATACAGTATTCATTAATATAGATTCAGAAGAAGCAGACGTTTGAGGAACTATATGGTTTACGTATTTTTTAAAACCGTTTATTCTTCTATATCCACCACCAATATCAGGTTCAAAGTTTTGTAACTCTAACGCTTCTCCTGGTTGCATTAAAAAAGTAGATTTATTTAATACTAAACCTCCTTCGCAGTTAAAAGCTACTGGATTTATTTGTGAAGTTTCAGGCATTAAATAGTCCTAGTTGATGTTCGTGATCCTATATAATTTGTAGCCTGTGGTATATAAGTTGATCGTAAATAGTCGTACCTATTAATTAGTAATGTTTGCATGTGTTTAATACCGTTTTCAAATCTAGCAAAACTTACACTATATTGTTGCATTTCACCACGATACTGATACACAAAAGCTGTAGCACCATCTATTATAACAGCAGCAAATCTATCAGGTATAGTTGTTGTATCTCCGTGTGCAGATAAATCTGATGGAAAAGTAAAGTAATCAAATTTTAGTGAATAAGATTTTGTTGGAAAAGGATATAGTATATAATTATTGTCAAGTGTTCTTACAACATACTTAGGTATTCCTCCGTTATCAAACTGAGCAACTTGTACACCGCTTGCATGTGCAGCAGCAGTTGACCCACCTGTACCACGAGTAACTCCAGTAAGAGTTGTAGACGATCCCACTTCTGTATAAGTCATAACTTCATTGCCTACATACACAGTTCCTGAACTATCAAATCCTGTAGTGCTTGCTACAGTTAGCGTAGTAACTGAGTCAGTGTGAGATTGACTTAGTGTTGTAGTTTGTATTTCGTCTTCTTGTTCTACGTAGCTATTTAAATACTCATTATAATTTAGTGGACTTAGACTTATAGATCCATTACCTAAGTCTGAATCTTTTACTAATCTAAATGTATTATAGTCTACTACTTTTGTAGAAGTAGGAACGCTGTATTTTACCGTACCTGCTGTTAACGTTTGAGTTGCTGTAGCGTGGTTAAAAGGATAATTGTATTCTCTTTGATTAATATAACGAATAGCTTCGTTGACAGCGTTTTGACACTGTACTTGTATTCCTCTAGCTGATGTAAAATTAGCTGATGTTAACTCAACTTCATTTAATCTAGCTATAACTTTATTTGTTAACGTAAGGTATGTTTCAGCCATTGTATTCCTTAATATTTAAATTAATAAACTTTTTTCATTGCTACAATAATGTCGTAGGTATCCCCAGAACTATGTCCTGTAGTAGTCAATAGTACATCACCATTAACGCCACTACCTGCATTGTTTACAAGACCACCAAAATCACGGTAATCAGAATAGCCTTCTGAGTCAATTTTAATTTTTCTTGCAGATACATTAGTGCTTGCATTCCAAAATAACTCAGCAGACATACCTACAGTATTCCACCATAATTGTTCTATAATAACACTGTCTACTGCGTTACCATGTACATCTGTGCTTAATGCACTTGCATCTACTTTTGTAACTGCTGATTCTCCTGAACCGTCACTTACATTTCTAAATCTCATTACAAGGTTGTGAGGGCCATCAACTAGCGTTTCACTTGTAACTGAATCTGCCATTTTATTTCTCCTATATCATAATAAGTGGGGCAAGTTTACCCTGCCCCACTAAATAGTATTATGCTAGTTGATCACGATCAACTTCGTCTGCTTCCATCTCACCGATGTCACTAACGTCTTGTAAAACAGCAAATACTCTGATTTCACCTGCTGAAAAGGAAGCTCCTCCACCTGCAAGTGTTAAGTCTAAAGTATCGGCTGACGTAATAACTAGGTCAGCAGAAACAGTTACACTAGGAGCGTATGCTCCGTCAGATGCACCGTCAATGTCAAATGCAGTTACATACTCGTTGTCATCTGCACCAGTGCCAAGATCGGCTGTTGCGTCAGTACCAGTATTTTGTGTAGCACTTGAAGTTACCTGAAAGCCTGCAGTAATAATTTTGGTGTTTGCAGGTATAGTAAGACACTGTACTACATCACCATTAGGATTAATGCTGTTAGCTGTTAGGTCAACGATTTGTTGAACGTAATAAGGTTGTCTTCCTCTTGAAGAAGAACCGTGAGTATTAGCAAGTGTTGCTGTAATTGTAGCCATTATCTAATCCCCCCTTATATACCAGAAACATATATTGCACGAGTTAAAGCCTCTGGGCGCAATATTTTTCTGCCGTACATATGCATACCTCGAACAATATCAGCAAAGCTATCAGGATCTCTGTAGGTTTCTGTTTTATTGATTGAGTCTGCTGTTGCAACTGCTGATGAGTGACCACCAACGATTACACCAAAGTGTGTGCTTCCTGTTGCTGTTGCACCAGTTGCACCGTTACCAACTGCAGGTAAATTGTTTGACATATAAACTTTAAATCCGTGAACGTTGTTCAAGATTAATCCGTTTTGTAAACCAGATCCACCGAAGTCAGAATTTAGAAGACGTGAGTCTTCGTCTTGAAGAAGCTCTGCAAACACTGGGTCTACTACAAGCCATCTACCAGTTGTGTCAACGTTTTGTTGGTCAAGTTTTCTTGACATACGAGCGATGATTGACAATGGTGATGCTTTAGCAGTAGTTGTGTTTAAGCTATCTCCGCTTGCACGAGGAACAGCAACGATTGAGTTACCGCTTGTACCACCATTAAAGTCAGCAGCGTCTACTTGCATAGATGCTAATAACTCGTTAGTAGCAGCAGTAGATACAGCAACGGAACCATTTACGGTTGTGTTGACTGCATTTGCTATGCCGTGCAATGCTGATTGTTTGTAGCCTGACAAGTAGCCAAGAACGTCTTGGTCAAATTGGTCAGCCAAACGGTAAGCAGCACGATCACTTGCAAGGTCTTGGAAGTTGACGTGTGAATGTGCTTCCTCAATGTCATCAACTTTAAATGCAAAGTAATTTGCTTTGTCAATAGTCAATGAGAAATCTTCGTCATCAAGATCTTGAGGTGTAATAGTTGTACCTCGTGCGTACTCTTTCACGGTGATTTCTGGTTCTTTGATAATTTTTACAGAATCCCCCATGTTAGCAATTTCTCCGAAATAGTCGGAGTTTGTTACAGCTCCTACAACTGATGCTTTGCGAAACGCAAGTTGCACCTGTTTGCTGTAAATGACTGGTGAGAAGTTACCGTTAGGTAAGTTACCATACCCAGCCGCAGTTGAAAATGCCATTTTAATTCTCCTTTGGATTTTCTACAGATGCAAACGAAACAAGTATTCATGTAGTGGCTAAATCTTATAGGGTGCATTTTAGTAAAAGTTGGCCGACTTCTACATCAATGGGCCAAAAGACTTTAGGTAGTCTATATTATTATTGCTGTTTGCTATTATTAAGTTACGTAGGTAATCTTTACAGAGGCTACGCAACTACATTGTACATATAGTTATACACAATTGTATAAATATGTCAATACTTTTTTAACGAGCAGAACCAGAAACATCATAAACAAACTTACCTGTGCGTATAGCTTCCATGATTGCATCTGCATTTTTCTCGTATTGCTGTGCAGACATTTTTTGCACAACGGATTCTTTTATTAAACCTGCCTGTTCTCCAGACGGTTCAGATCTAGTATTTGTTTTAGATATAGCTTTAGCTGCATCTTTAGAACTACTAGACTTTTTAGTTTTAATGCCTTTGTCTGCTTTATATAAATCTACAGCTCTTGATGCTGCTCTTGCATCATCATCATTTTCGTATAAGGCATCTTGTATCCACTTAGGTTGTTCTTCTGCCCATTCGTGGAACTCATCACTATCTCTTATTTCAGCAAAGTCAGGATGCGCAGCCATTAATTCTATTTCTGCTTTATCTCTGTTTGCTTTATTTCGCATTTCGTCTATTTCTTTTACACGAGCTTCTAAGCCAGATGCTTGTTCTTTTGCTTTTTTAATTGCTATAGTTTCTACTATGGCTGCAACGTCAGGGTATTTACTTGCCCAAGCTTCTATGTCTTCATCAGACTTAGGTAGTTTAATTTCTTGTTTAGTAGATTTTTCTAGTTGACTTTGTAAAGCATTTATTTTATCTACGTGTTCTTGTAATTGTTTTTGTGAATGTCTACGTAAGTCACCGTATCTTTTTTTAAAACTTTTTTCTTCGGCATTTGCAGGTTCTGCTTCTGCTTGTTCTTCTGTACTAGATTCACCTTTTTGTTCTGCAACTAATGTCGCCAGTTCTTCTTCTTCTCTTTTTATTCTATCTTCATTTGAGTATTTGCGACTTGCAAATGCTACTTTTTCTTGTGGCTTTATTTTTTCTGCCATTATTGTATCAGACATTACTGTCTCCTTTTACTGGGGCCACCGTAGCCTATGTTGGTAGGGGGATGAGTAGCCAGTCGTATTTAGCTATTTTTTAGATGTAGCTAAACCACCTTTCTTGTATTGTTTCTTTTTACTTTTAGGTTTCTTTCCTGCTAGGCCGCCTTTGTTAAACATACCAAAATCATCTCCGCTTACTCCACCAGAACCAGAACCACTTCCTGAAGGCCCACTAAAACCTCCTCCTGCAGCATCAGGAGAACCGTCTGGCCCACCACCCTCTGCATCAGAACCTTCACCTGAAAGACCTATTGATTCTGTACTTCCTGTTCCAGTGCCAAAACTAGCTGTTCCAGAAGAACCACTTGGCGCACCCATTTCTTCTTCAGCATCGGCAGGAGTATTTGAAGGAGTAACAGAAGTATTAGAAGTAGTAGTATCGCTTCCTGTTATATCACCAAAACCTAAATCTTGATCCATAATTTGAGATACATCTTCATTTACATCGACAATACCATCACCATCTGTATCACTTTGATAACCCTTTGCTGCGTCTACAAAATTACTAGCTAAAGTATTAAACTCTGTTGTGTTTTCCATTCCTTTATTAATCATGTCATTAAGAGTATCAACTGCTCTATTAAGTGTTGTAGCCCTAGTATCATCACCCATTATTTTTTTATCTAAGGCTTTAATAGCTTTTACAATACCAAATTTACTAATTATATTTTCTATAAATGTAGGTTTAGCTCCTGCTAATAATTCTAACTCTCTACTTAATGCTGATCGTAAACTTTGTTCACTACCTACAGAACCTGGAACCATTCCTAATGCATCTAATTCACCACCATACTCACGAGGTTCTGCATACGTTGATGAAGTTTCTGTTGTTTTATCTGTACCTTCATCATCACTACCTGTGTCACTGTCTGTATCACCTTCTACTAACTTATATCCTACAGGAGGAGCATACATTGGCGCACCTCCTACATGTAATATAACTAGTTGATCACCAGCTTCATTTTCATACGTTTTAGGTTGCATTTGCATGCCACCCATCATGTCATCAAATGTTATGTTTCTGTCTCTTTTATCTACTATATCATCAGAAGGATTTAACAATCTAGTTGTTACGTCTGTACCGTCTGCAGCTTTAAGAACACCACCTTTAGCCATTTCTACTTCTTTATCACCATCTATTATTATTAGATCTGCTTCACTAAAAGGTAAATCATCAGGCATTGTAGCTTCATCACTATTGCCCATTTGACCCATATCTTCCATTCTTTGCAATCCCATCTTAGCTTGCTGTCTAAGCTGCATTAATTTTTCTAATCCAATATAACGAACTACGTCTGCTGGAAATACAAACTCTCCTTCACTTAACTGTGCAGGTATGTCGTCTCTTACTTCTTTACGACTACTTCCTACAGGAACTTCATTACCTGATTGTTCATCTACCATACCGCCTTCATCTTTAAGACCGCCATCTTCAAACATTTCCATTTGTTTTTCCATCATTGGGGTTCCACCTTTGTTAAATTCTGTTGACACACCTAGTTTAATTTCATCAGTGCTAAGTTTTTTTACTGCTCCTAATACTTTAGATAAAGTACTACCTTGATACCTATTAACAATATCCTTAAAAAAACTACGTTCTTCCATAGGTAAACTATCTACAACAGTTTTACCTTCTTTCGTACTAATCCATTCTTCTAAAGGCTTAGAAGATTTTTCAGATTCTTCTCTTTTTTCTATGTAGTTAATTACATCTTTAAGATCTGCCATTACTTTAATACTTCATCTCTAAGTTTTTGCAATCTACGTAGCGTGTAAATAGAACCTTGCGCTCTGTGTACTGCAACCATATTGTCAGTCTGTTCCATAGTACGATATTGTTGTGTTATTAATTCTTCTAAATAATTATTGAAGTTGGCCCATTCCTTGGGGCGGCTGACCAGCCCCTTGAGCTTGCTGAGTATTTCCTTGTCCACTTCCACTAAACCCTTCTTCCTGTGGTGTAGGTGCTGTACCTGTACCTATAGTACCTCCACCTGCTCCTGATGTATCCATTGCATCTGCACCTGCTGGTGCGCCTTGTTGCTGCTGCTCTGGTGCTGCTGGCTGCTGAAAACCTTTCATTAGTTCTGCTTGCAATGCAGCCTCATCCATATTGTTGGTTACTTTGTCGGGGTCTAATTCCATTGACTTTGCAATTTCACGAATTATATATTGAAACTTTGCAAAGGGTGCTAGAGTAGGTGAAGATGCAACTTGCATAAACTGCATCAATCTTTGGCTGCGTACTTCGTTAGCCATAAGACTTTCAGTACCTCTAGCTTTAACTTCTAAATCACCTTTAATATCAGGATCAAAATCAAACTGCATATTAAATCTAAATAAACCTTCACCTAAAGGTCTAAGTAAATAGTCATCTACATTCTTAATAACATTTTTAATACCGCCACTAGCAGCATTCATTAACATACTTATGCCTGAAGCTGTTCTACCTACTCCTGATACACCAGTCTGTCCATGAGAAAAGCTAGGTAGTCCTGTGCTTTCATCAGATAACTGTCTAGCCTTATCAAATAACTGTAAATTTTCTCCTGCAACATTGGGAAACTTTGTACCAAAAATAGCCTGACCAGGTGCGCCACCCTGTCTTCTAAACACTTTACCTGGATATACGCTCAGGTCTTGGCCTGGAACTAGATTTGTTTCATCTACTTCTATAAGAAGATTACCAGACAATACAGCATTGTCAACAGCCATTCTCATAAAGCCGTTCATTAATGTCTGAGTATCATCCATGTTTTCAGCTATACCCACACCAAAAAAACTGTATGGGTTAAGTTCATATGGAGCAGCCATGTAAGGTATACGTGCAGGTTTAAATGGATTAATAACCATTCTAATTAGTTTACCGTTACATATCCAGATGTTAGCCTGTAGTTCGTCTGCTTCTTCTAGCTCTTCAGGTATATCTACACCCTGTTCTTGTAACATTTCTATATCACACATACCCCAATATTCTAGTACTTCAAATCTTTCTGTACCATGCTGTGGTGCATAATCAGATAAATCATCTTCCCAATGTTCTCTATCATAATTTTCACCCATAGATATTGCTTCGTCAATGACAGCAGCTCTAAAAAATGGTCGTTTCTTTAGTCCTCGCATTTGAGTACGTGACATTTTATGTCGTTCAATTACATACTGTGCTTCTTCCATATTGTTAGCATCAGGATCAGGATAAAAATTCCACACAGATACATGAGATACCTGTGGTACTGTTTTAATTTTAGGATCATATTCACCGTCTTCATTCCAGTTAGGATATTCTTTATCTACTGCAAATGGGCCTTTCATTACACCTGTACCAAACAAAGCCATTTCAAATGCTGTACTACGTAAATGTTTAGATGCACTAGACTCTTCTAACTGGTCTTGTATTTTCTTTTGCATTTTTTTAGCTGCTATCATAGCTGGGCTAAAAGTAATAGCCGATGGAGTTTTGCCTGCACCTATTTTTAAATTATCAATACCATCAAGTTTATCTGCATATTCACCTAAACTTTGAGCTAATGTATTAGCAGTTGCTCCTGCAGGTATTTCTCTACCGTCACCCATAAATCCATATGGACTGACTTCTTTATTTAAATCTGATTCTCTTAGCTGCTCAGGTTCTTTTGGATCAAAACTTACATCTGCAACAACACCATCTGGAAGTTCTGTAGGATCTACTGTTACTGGAAATTTATTATTAGCAAACAACACATCAATTATTTGTCCATATGCTGCTAAAGTTTTAGTTTTAGTTATTTTAATAAATACACGAGACTTTTCAGCTTCGGTAAATTGTACATCAGAACCATACAAGCCACGATAGTTACGATAAGACTTTAACCATCGTGTTTCATCTTGTTGACGATAATCATCTGCTCTAGTGTACCTATCCATAACAAAAGGAATAATACTAGATACATCTGCATCTTCTATAATAGAGTCTTCAGAATCTTCTAAAACAATTGCTTCATCTTCAATAAATACTTCGTTATCTTCTGCCATTTATTTTACCTTTAATATCCAAATGTTGTATCTGCTATAGCCATTCTATTTGTTCTAGCTGTATTAGGATCATAATCAAATATACTAAACCTTGGTCTTGACATAATACCATATCTTAAAGCATCATACAAGTGGTCTTCTGAAGTTGTGTCAATATCTTCTGGGTTTTTCTTGTCTATTGGTAGTGCAGGTAATTGCGCTATCATATTAGTACAGTTACTAAAAAACACAAGTCTAGGTTCTTCTGTGTATTCATCTACCTGTAATCGTCTGTGTATTTCGTTTTTACCTGCTACACGAGATCCTTTTGATCTATCTGAAGGCCGCCATCTGCAACCTCGTTGTACCATTTGTTCTGCTAGAGATGGGCCTGTATCACCACGTTTGTGCCACAGTGAGGAGTCAAGCACTCCATATCTCATACCACCGTCACCAACTTCTAATTCTAATATCATGTCAGCTAAATCAGTAGCTAATACTTTACTTACATAGAGTTCTCTATAAACAATAAGTTGTTCACTTGGTGAGACAGCGAACCATACCACACCCGACTTACTTCCATAACCATAGTCACATGCCCTAAATTTAACCCAACTGCTAGGAATATCGAAAGGCTCAATGACATGTATGCTTCTATCAAACTCTGTAAAGGCTGCGCCTTCTTTAATATCCCAATCACCATCCAGTAATTGTCTACGCTGTTGTTCAGGCAAAGATAAAAGCATTGCTTCATAGTCACCTTGTTCAGCTAAGTATGGGTTATCTTTTAATCTTGCAGGTATAAACCTACGTTTAAATAGTGCTTTACCTGCTTTTTCATGTCCTGCAGGATACTTTAAATCTTCTCCTGTTTCAATGTCTGTAGCATTAAAAGCTTTATTTACAGATGCAGGATCTATAAACATTTTCTTTACCCAGTGATGTCCTCTACCACCAGGGTTGGTAGTAGCTCTCATGTATATAGGTAGATCGGTTGCAGTGGATCGTAGACGAGAACGCATGTAATTCCATGCAAATGGTGTGGGCCATTGAGTTAATTCGTCAAAACCTATCCAGCTAAACGCCAGACCCTGGTAACGCAAAGCGTCATCCTCTCTGTCGAGGTATGACATCCACAATCTTGCGCCAGATGGTGCGACCCACTGCATCTTTCTCTCTGACCATTTTATTCCAGGCCAGATTTTTGGATACATCTCTTGAGACTTAAATATAAGTTCTCTAAGTTCTTCCGTAGTATGCCGAAGTAATAACCCAGAAAAAGAAGGATGACCCATGTATCGTAACGGATCGGCAAGCATTGCATAACTTTTACCGCCCCCTGCTGAACCGCCATACAAAACTTCTCTTTCACCTGCTGCAAGGAACTCAGTCTGTGGCCCTTCATTCGGTTTAAAGATAACATTATGTTGCTCTTCAATAGTTTCAATAGGATCAAGTTTATATATTTCTACTACTTTAGGCTGTTCTTGCTTCTTCTGTGCTGCTGCTTTCTTTTGAACCGACTCTTTGGTTTTCGATTTTTTCCGCTTTGGCGATTGCCTCTTTCGCATAGTCTGCCCATCTGCGTAAGCTTGCAGCTTTGTTGTTTCTTCTTTTTTCATTCTCTAATCTTTTCATTAAACCTACGTGAGATATATATCTACCAGTATTACGAGTTAACCATTGAGATACTTCTCTGTACGAATACTGTTTTAAATAACGTTTTGCTATTTCTAATTTATCTAGTTGGTCAGGTATAGGGTTTAATATGCCATTATCTTTTGAGTCTACTTCGTAGCCAAAAGGTATGGTGCGAGAAATCTTAGGTATTGATACCCATTCATTGTCTTCTTTTATATCTGTCGGTTGAGGTAACTTCCACCTACCTAGTGATTTAGTCATCGTCTACCGTATTTTTAGGTGGCATTAACATAACTCCACCTTTAGCTTCTACTTGTACTTTTTCAGTCTTAACAAGTCCAGTACGATCTAGTAACTCTTTAGCTGCTGCCATCTTATCTCGTATGCCTAGTTCAGTAGGATCATATAGTCCACCTACCATAGCCATTGCAGCTTTAGGAGCATTACGAGCCATAAAGCTCTGTGTGCTTTCTAATATTTCTTCTTTCATAGAATTAACAACTTCAGTAGTACTAGTAGCATCAGAGTAACCTGCAAGTTTTTTAGCTGTTGCTACATCTCCACCAGCCTGATCAAACAGTACAGATAAAAACTGTTGCTGTCTTTCTGTTAGTTGTCTAGCCATGAGCCATCTCCAGTGCTTTTTCTTTTGTCTCATCATTACGTCTAGTCCAGCCTTTACCGAAGGTGTCAAACGTAGACAACTTCTCATAAAAACTTTGACGTGTATAATGCATTTGTTCTATTATCTCATTTACTTCTACTTCAGCGACAGCCTGTAAAGTCATCGGGCCTATACCGCCATCCTGCTCTACACCGACTATACGTTGCAACGCTTTAGCTGATCGTGAGACTCCTGAGTTAACAGCCCAGTCAAATACGCAAAGATCAACCCCCATAGGAAGTTGATCACATTTTGCTCTATTCCAATAGTTCTTTTTATAGATAGGAGCCACGTCTTCATGCGTCAAATCACGCATTTCTTTAGGTGTAGTCTCTCTACCTACCCACTTATCATAGACTTTCTTGGTGACACCATAATTTGTGATGCCACCTGGATCTTTAGGATGATTTACAAAACCGCCTTCGTGTTCAAGTATTATTTCTAAACACGTACTGTAATTGCTCATCATTTTTTCTTTTTCATTACACCGCCTTTAGCGTAACCTTTTTTCTTTTTTGTCATACCACCTTTAGCCATATAACCCATTTTATTACGAACAGATGAAGGTAGTTTTTTTAAACCTTTTTGTGCAGATGAAGTTTTCTTCATTGCGCCACCTGCAGCGTAGCCTTTTTTCTTCATCATGCCACCTTTAGCATAACCTTTTTTCTTCATCATGCCACCTTTAGCTGCTTTTACTTTTGGTTTTGTTGTTTTCTTTTTATCTTTATCTTTAAGATTAGGCATATATTTAACTAGTAGTTCGTTAAAACTTAAACCCTTATCATCTGCTTCTTTTTTTAATGCTTTTAACCATGCTGGATCACTTTTATTAGACATTACTTCTTTCCTCCAAAAAATTTAGTTGCTGATCTTATTCCAAATGAAGCAGCTAT